TGATAGGCCCGTACCACCCTGAGAGACGGACAACGGCGTCGTCAAGCCTGATAGGGATGTAATGTCACTATTGGCGCCAGACGCTGCTGCACCAAGATTTAACCGGGCGCCGGATGCCGTTGTCGCCCCTGTACCACCAGAGGTAATTGGCAGAAGAGCTGCTGGTATAGTTCCAAGGAAGCCCGTAAATGACATAAATGGCTCCTATCAGGTAATATTAAGGACGGAGGCAATTACGTCAGCTGATGTCGCCGTGTTGGTCACAACCACCAAAGCATCACCCGTGGTTAAAACCAGCTTTTGATCGCCACCGACAGCAACAAAGGTAGCGCCCGTATTGATTGGGGCCGCTTTAACCACATAGTAGTTGACAGCCGACCGGGTGACATAAATGTCTGCCGTGATCGTGGCGCCCGTTGTATTGGACACCGTTAGGCCGATAACCGTCGTTTGGGTAGCAGATGCTACAGTGACTAGTGTTGCCGGGCTTGTCCCGACGCTTTTAGCCACATAAGAGGTGAACGTGTTAGCCATCTAAAAGATCCTTGTTTTGTGTATATTACCCTAAAGCGATTGACATTGCTACTGCTGTTCCGGCTGGATCGACCTGTAAATTAGTCTGCGCCCCAGAAACTGTGGTAGCGCCTGTGCCGCCGTTAAGTATCGGAAGTGCGCCAGTTACACCCGCCGTCAAGCTGATTTGCTGGTATGATGGAGCAGCAGAGGCTCCATTGGAAACCAGAGCATACGCAGTTGTGCCAGCCGATAGTTTGGAGAGTGCGTTGGTAGCGGAGGCATAAAGCAAATCGCCAACCGTGTAGGTCGTTTGGCCAGTGCCGCCGTACGGAGCGCCGATGGCCACACCGTTCCATGTTGTACTGGTGATTGAACCAGCCCATGACAGCGTATTGGTTGACCAAGAAGCATTGGATGGGACTTGGTAATGGGTATCCCATGATCCAGCCGATGTCGCGTTGGATTGCAAGGTAATAATGCCATAACCACCGGACTGAACGGTTAAAATAGTCGTAGAAGAAGCATTTTGAACAACAATTGTTCCGCTGCTCTGGTTATTGTTAAACGAGAAAATTGCTCCATTTGGTAATGTTGTTGCATTGGGGAGCGTAATCGTCTGGCCACCAGAGCCTGTAACCAAATAATTTGGTGTCGACGCAGCTGTTAAGGTTATGCCAACACCAGATGCGGCAACGCTAGTAAAGCCAGAGAACAGTGAGTTTCCGGTAATATTGGCGTTTGAATCGCGTAAAACTACGCTATTGGCGCCAGACGAGGCTGTGACACCCGTTCCACCATTAGCAACTGGAAGCGTACCAGTTACACCAGTTGTGAGCGGAAGGCCTGTTACGTTGGTCATAACGCCAGATGCTGGAGTACCCAAAGCCGGGGTTACAAGCGTTGGCGATGTAGCCAAAACTACACTTCCAGATCCAGTCGTTGCAAGATTTCCAAGAACACCAGCATTATTATATAAAATGTAACCATTTGTACCCCCGGAAACAGTTGTTGTTCCCACTGTTACTGAGGCAGCAGCTGCTGAAGGAATCGCCCAAGTACCATCTCCACGAAGGAAATTTGAGCTTGATGGTGTACCCGTAATCGGGTTAGCAGCCATATTGGTTGCGGTGCTAATTAAATAGCCAGATGTAGGCAACGTAAGGGATGTATTGCCAGTCGCTGTAAAGGTCTGAGTAAATGCACCCGCATGAGTAACATTCCCCGCCATTGTAAGGGTAGATGTGCCATTATTGACACCTGTACCACCATAGGTTGGACCAATAATACTACCGTTCCACGTTCCCGTTCCAATGGTTCCCACGCTGGTAAGGGACGAAGAAACTACGGTCGAATTAAGCGTTGTACCAGATAATGTACCAGCTGGAGCAATGACTGCCGCTGTGGATGCCGCAGTCAACTGGCCTTGAGCATTAACCGTAAAGGTTGGCACGGAAGAAGCAGAACCATAAGATGTTGCCGTAACAGCGGTATTTGTAATGCTGAATACGTTGCCTGATAATGTAAGCCCTGTACCAGCTTGGTAAGTTCCCGCACCAGAGAATTGCGCCCAAGTAACGGGAGTAGTTCCCAAAGTTCCGCCCGGATCAACCGTACAGACCCAACCAGTATCCGCCTGTGTTGTTCCCTCTTCCACAAACACAAACGCTGAAACCAATTGGTTCCATGTATTTGCGTCAGAAGAACGGCTCCATGTGCCAGAAGAGGAGACATAAATTCCGTTCTGTGATTGCGTTGTCTGGTTTTTAACCAAGACTCTGCTGGAAGATGTTAAAATTCCATCAATTGTCTGTTCTCCAGACAATGTAATATTTGCTGTTGTCCCAACAAGAACTGGAGATTTTACATCCAATCCCTGAGCAACTGAATCCACATAGGATTTATTTGCAATATCCGTTGGATTGACTGGTGTGCTTGAAACCGTACCGGATGTCATAGAAACGCTGGTGGCAGACGCTGCCCCAAGCGTCGGAGTAACAAGCGTAGGTGATGTTGCAAGAACAATTCCACCTGAGCCAGTGACGTTTTGGCCCAAAGCGGTTTGAACTCCCGTACCAAAAGACGTAATGCCCGTACCGCCATAAGCAACGCCAACGGTTGAACCCTGCCAAACGCCAGTGCCAATCGTTCCTACGCTGGTTAAAGACGAAGAAACAACGGAAGAATTTAATGTTGTACCAGAAAGCGTACCAGCCGGAGCAATTACAACCGCCGTTGATGCAACCGTTAATTGTCCTTGGGCATTAACAGTAAATGTAGGTATAGCCGTAGATGCGCCATATGCAGCAGCTGTAACACCCGTATTGTCAATGCTGATTGTCCCGGAGCCAGTAATTGGACCACCCGTTAGACCAGTTCCAGTATTAACCTGAGTAACCGTACCACCAGCGGCGCTAGGTGTAACGCCAATGGTTGCGATGCGTCCTTGTTGGTCAACCGTAATAACAGGGATAAAAGAAGTCGATCCGTAAGTACCGGGGGTTACGGATTGATTGGGCATCGAGATGGTTGGATTACCACTTACCCCATTTCCATTAGAAACAGTTAGCCCATTACCAGCTGCAATCGATCTGGTGACATATGACCCGCCCGTTTGATTGACCATTATGCCTGACGTACCAAGCCCGGCAAGGCCAGTAAGGTTATTGCTTAACGGCTGAGCATCAGTGATGCCATACCCGACCAATGTGGTTGGTTTACCTGTAATTCCGCTAAATGGAACCGAAAATGTCGTCGAAGATGCGGCGGTAATTTGACCTTGGGAATTAATCGTAAAAATTGGAACCTGAGTCGAAGACCCATAAGTTCCAGAGCTTACGCCAGTATTTCCAATGGCAAGCGTAACATTCGACGCAAGGCTTCCGCCGCCTGTTAATCCCGTTCCAGCGATAATTTGCGTTGTGTTGGGAGTAGCAACAGCACCTACAAAAGCAGAAATAGTTGTGCGATAGGTTGTGCCATTTTGCACAATAAGCGCAAGATCAGCCCCTTGAGGGGACGTTGGAGGCGTTGGAAGCCCGGAAATGGAAATGGGTACAAGATTTGAAGGTACGGTCATGGCAATATGTAATCTTCGTTATTCTGTGTGACGATGAAATTATTGTCGTCTTCCGTAACCAACCCTTTCGGCGAAGTACCAATCGGAACGTCTGGACGAACAAACGGAAGGGTAATCCGTTCAGGTTGCCGAGCTGGTAAACGATAGGGATCGAGTTGGTCCCTATCCTCTAAGCATACACGAAGTCCCGGAGAATTCATATCCGGCCAAAGGTCTTCAATAGACATTTTTCTCCGGCAGCGGTCACAGATCCCGATTCCGAGTGTGCCTCTACCAGTTGTATCGAGCCAAATGGCCATGCTTACCTCGTATACATCGAGATATTTGGAGCCATCATAAATGGCGAATTGTCTCTTTCTTCCATAAACGCCAAGCCCATAGCTTCAGCAGCACGAGGGGCAATGCGGTCAGCCATTCCAATATCAACCTCTTTAAGCTCAAAGCAAAGACGGCTTGCAAGTTCCCAAGTAATGGCATCAACCCAGCGTTGTGGCAACTCAATCGTCTGCGTTAACGAACCAACATCCATAATGTGACGTTGGCGCCAAGCAACAAATTGTGCAAATTGAGCCTGTTGATCTGGCACTGGCCATAAACGAACCACAGGAGCAGCCAGTTGGCGATCAAGCCAAAACTGTAATGGACGGCCCTGAAACGTCTTATTGGGCAAGTTGGTGTAATCGTCTTGATTAAGACGTGCAATCGGGATCTCAGTTGGATTGCCAGCCGTTACAAATTCTGCAACGCTTAATGTTGCGCCGCCATATTCTGACAAGCGCCAATACTGGGCAGTAATGGATGGGTTAATATCGTACCAGTTCCACTCATTTTGAGTATAAACCACAGTGCCGGGATCAACCACAGTGGTCCAATTGATGTTATCGTTCGACCATTCAATTTTTAGCTTGTAAGACCCGGCAGCATACATATTGACGCCAAGGGTTGTAATAAGCGTTGGCTGCAATAGGTTTTGAATAATGAAGCCGTTTGGAGCAGTCTGGATGCAAGCGGTGGCTAAATTGCTATCATCGGCCAAGCTGGGAGAGCCACTGCTCGATGAGATCGAACCTGTATACTGGTTAATGGTCCGATAATTGGTATTGAGAAGATCAACCGTTCCAACGGGCGTGGTAACATATCCGTTGCCCAAATAGAACGGCAGAATAATCTTTTCTACAGTCCAGAGCTGTAAACCACGATTGCAAAGAGAAGAAATCAGCAAATACAGACTATCTAGTGCAGTCTGTTGCATTTCCGACGTAACGGTTTCAGGCGGCACTTTACACCTTCTGAACGCCTGATCCAGAATGTTGTTGGTGTTAAATACCGTCTTTGAAACCGTTCCGGTCGTTGTCATTTCTTCTTAGACCTTCCACCCATCTTCAACATCTGAGGATTACGCGACATTGCGATGTTTGCCAAGCTAGGTGGTGCTTTAGGACGGGAAGCCATAGGTGTTGCCATTGCAGCTGGTACAGATGGCAAGCGAGGAGGCTTGTAAGCTACAGCCATACGAACCGGAACCGTAGTTGCGCCGCCACGAGCTTTTTTAATAGGCCCACCCTTGGCTTGGTTCATTGGGTTTTCACGCATCTCTTCGGTTTCATTCTCGTACCGACGCTTTGCTGCTTCTTGAGCTTCAAAGGCTTTAAGGCGAGCCGCTTCTGATGGCGTCATCTTAGGCAAAGGAGCGTATTTACGCGTATCCTTTGGGATCGGCATATCCTTCGTGTCTTCAATGATGCTTTCAATGGTTGGGCCATCGCCTTGAACGCCACCATCAGAACCTTCAGCGTAATGACGGACTTTGCCACCAGATTTGAATTTAGATGCTGGTTTGGACTTAGCAAATGCGGTTGCTGCGCGTGACTTAGCAAGCTCAACATTCTGAGCCATCTTTGTTGCGCCACCACGCATATAGCCCTTTACGGCTTTCTTACCAGTTGAACCAGTATAGCCTTGTGCAGCGTCAAAGGTAAACTCACCGTACTTGATGGTCATTTGAAACCCCTAAGCGTTTTTGCTAAACGAGCGCGTTTTGCAAGCGTCGGATTGGAGCTATGGGTAGCTTTTTCGAGCTTCTTAGCTGGAATTTTTTTGCCCATTGGTACACCCAATTCACGATGAAGAGCGCCCTTGTTTTTTGGATTTATAGCACTTTGAATCCAATTTTTACCACCCTTGGCCATACCACCTTTTTTAAAGTTTTGGGCATTTTCATTGCCATAAGCCTCAAGGTTATCTCCGCGAGCATCTCCAAATTTTTCAGCTTTCTTTGCTTTTTCTGGAAAATCATCAGAACCGGGAATCATTTCATCTATTGCGCCTACTACATATTTTCTAACAGTTGCATCTTTGCTGCTTCTGTCTTTTCCGCGAATATATTGCTTGGCGCCACTTGGCATTGTTTCCATGCGGATTGTGCCGGAATCATCGTCATCCATACCATCGCGAGCTTCACCACCGCGAGCTTTGCGCATGATCTTGCCACCACGACGGTAGCCAGCACCACCCGTACCACCAGCATCTGCGCCACCAGAACCCATACCAGATGGTGCGCCACCGGACATACCGCCGGGAGCTGATGAGGACATATCTTCACCTGCGCTTTGGATTCCTCCCATGCCACCCGGAGGCATCATTGGAGGCATAGCCATTGCCATTGCTGGGCGTGCGCCACCACCAAATACAGGATGATGACCGTGGTGCATTTTATGGGTGTGCTTGAAGTCTTTCATTTCTTTTTCCTCGCAGCAGCTGCGTTATCGACAAGATTAGGGTATGGACGGCCAGCTTTTTTGGCACTGGCTTTTGCGGAAGCCTTTTGCGAGGCAGTCAGCTTTGTGCTTTTCTTCTTAGGATTATCGGTTTCCCAAAATGGTTTTGCCATTTTATTTGCCTTTGTTTCGGCTGGAAATAGCTTTAGCCTTGGCCTTTGCATCGGCTTTGCTTGAAGCTCCCCACGCATTTAAAGATAACAAAAGGCGAGTTGGCTTACCTTTGGCATCATGCTCTGGTCCCGGCATATTACCCATGCGAGCAAGAAAACTAGCCCGTCTTGGATTATCGCCAGCCTTTACAGGAGCTTTAATGTTATGACCTTCTGCCTTTAAAGAGGCGCGACCTTTGGCATTTAACCCACCTTTAGGGTTTTTGCCTTCAGATCGCTGCCAAGCTGGAGTCTTAGCCATATCACCCTCAAGATATTGATGTGTATGTCTTGATTACTTCAAGAATGATTGTGTACCGAGAACCGGAAGCAGCACCAACGGTAGTAAATGCTACGTTTCCGGTAACACCAGTCCCAGCGTTATTAGGAATACCGCCAAATTCATTGTACGACATTGTGTACATTTCATTCTTTGGAACCGTTTCGCATACAACATTGGCTGTTGCTGTCCACAAAATGTTAACGCCCATACCATCGGTCATGGCCCAGATCTTGTTGATCTTTACACCATTACAAGCACTACCGAATTGATTGGGGTTTAATGTAGATACAACAATTTTGTTGACAGCGGTTTCGCCCGTGCCATCTGAAATGTTAGTAAATTTGAAAATAGCAAGCCGATCACCATCAAGGATCGTTTGCGAAGTGACTGCATCAGCCATCGGTTTTCTCCATGTGAAGGAAGGGGGAGACTAGCTCCCCCAACTCAATTAAGCCGGAGTTACACCGATTGCGCCAGTCTGGGTAGCGTTCGGGCCAGCCTGAATAGCTGTCATGCCAATGGCAATAACGAGGCGGCGGGTGCCGTTTGCTGCGTTACCAGACTGAGCATAAGTACCACGAACGTCGCCAGTTGTTAATGATGGCGTGGTTGCATCGGCTGCAACG